TTCCCGAAGACTGGCGCTGCCCGCTGTGCGACGTGGGCAAGGCTGAGTTCGCGGTGGTGGAGTTCTGAGGCGGGTTTATCGGGCTGCCGGGGCGCTGCGTTAGGTCGTTGCGCGCGCTGGAGAGGTCGCCCGTGCAGTTCACACGGCCCAGCAGGCTTTGACTGCTGGGCCGTGTGCTTTGTGGGACGGGCTTCGGCACTCCTGCAGGCCCTCCTCGCGTTTGGGTGTGTTTGATATACTCTGCGCTCGCTGGCGAATTTGGACTCGCCCGATCCTCGCGGACCTTGTTCGATAGCGGGATTGCGGCGATCATTTTGGTTTGGTCCTCTCCCTGTAGTTCAGGGGGTGGAATGACAGGCGCAAGGCCCGTCAGATATGGATCGCCACCCCTGCTGTAGCAGATCTGTAGCACGCAAAACTTCCCCATTTATAGCGACAATCGCCAATTCCGCCGGTCTGGCTCGCGCCACTCATCCGACGACAATCGGCCAGCAATGGACGCTCGACATATAAGGGAGGATTGCTGACAATTGCGGCACGTCCCGATTTACCGTGTGCGTCAAATGATGCAGCTGAGAACGCGAACCTGTCCGCAGCTTTGTGTGCGAAGCGGTTAATCTGACCGTTACGGAAATTCGAGTCGACTGGTTTTAACCGTCCTCAAGGAAAATGGATAGCAGACATGTCGAATGACTGGCGGGCTTTTGTCGTATTTGGATTGATCGTTGTTTCCCCAATCAGCATACTTTCAGCGCCGTTTCTTGCCTATTCACTCGGTAAGCGCAAACGGTGGGCATCTATGACATTGACGATCGCGGTGGCCGCAGGCTTCATCGCATTCGACGCATTTGTGCTTTATGAGCTTGACCAGTTCAAATACTGGGGGTCGGCGTAAGGTTTCGATACCGTGTTCGGCCATGAAGCGACAGTCGCTGTCGCCGGCTCGATCGCCGACTATCTCGGTGTTTGGATCCCTTGCCGGGTATGGTAAAAAGTGTTCGGACACCCCGGAAAGATGAGGTCGGAGTTGGAATGCTACTTACCCTGGAGCCGCTGTGGCGCGATCACGATGGCATGCTGGAACTTCGATTTTCCATGCAAGGCTCTGGCTTTGCAGCAGAAGTCAATTTCTACAACTATCCGAAGGCGATAGAAACGTTCGGTCGGACTCTGCATGAATTTCCTCGGTCATCTACAGACGAAGTGGTTTTTGAGAACGGCTCGAATTCTCCGAATGCATATAGCTGGCTGGTTCTGCGCGTGTTCGTTTTCGACGGGGTTGGACATTCGGCACTTGAGGTCGAGTGCCAGAGAAATGGTACGCGTCTTGTAAGCGCTCGATCTCGGTTCGCCGTGGAGCTTGAGCCTGCAACAATCAATCGACTTGGTTCTCAACTCGCGAGTTGGGCATCATCGGTTGGCGAGCAATCCTTTGTGTTCGATTCCAAACTGTGACAGGAATGAACGATGACGCGACTGGCGAAATCAATGCTCAAAAATAGCGAGCGTCTGCTTCCGGCCAGATCGAACGTCCCAACTGGGTCGACTTATGTCGGGCGCATGAAAGCGTGTCCGAGGCCACCACGTCGGAGGCAACGTGGGACTCTGTGCGGCCAACTGGAGACATTCGACACGGCCATCTGAATTGGCGACAATGCACGCAACTATAAACATTGCGATTACAAATTATGGAAGCCGAGAGGACAGAGTTGCCGAGAACGCGTGTGGTCTCGGAAGGCATCCGTCTCATCGCCTTGATTTTGGTGACTGCTTTTGTCGCATTCCCCGCCGTAGCGGGACAGTTCACTGACGCGCAGGTCCGCACGGATCGTGCGCGTCAGATTAACTCGCGAATCGATCGTCTAGTCGCCGCGATTAAGGACGAGTACGCGGCGGAGCCGCCGCATGGCAGGCAACTGCAGTTTGTTAACATGCCGAAGTACGGGACCATCGCTATCGCATCTTTCGTCATCGAAGGGTTCGGTGACGGCAACAATGTTCATCAATTTCTCGCTGTATTCGGGCCACCCAATAATCCGGGCCCAAAGTACCCACTGCCGTACTACGCGCTGTCAGCGCTCACGGAGGTCGGCGACGGGTGCGCTGTCGACGTCCGAAGTGTTCGCGCCTCGGGCATTCGCGAGGACGGGTCATTGACCTTGACCTTGCCGACGTTTACGACATCGACCACGGGCTCATGCGAAGGACGGGCGAGTCGGTCGTATGTCTTGCGGACCGGTGTTGCCCGTCTCGGCCAACTTGATCTCCAATAGCCAACCGGACCGCCGCATCTAAATCTGACTTCGCAACTACAAACGTGTTCGGTGCAGACCGCCTTCGCTCAATGACTCTACCCATTTTCCCGTTAGCACGATGGCGGTTGCATTTCGCGGCTGCGCTCGCCATCGCCGCGTCGGCAACATGCTGCCTAGCTCATGCGGATTCTGCTGAGTGGGAGACTATCGCGGCTTATCAGGGCTCTCGGTCTCAACTCGATCGGGCTTCTATACGAGTGTCCGATAACAAGATTTTTGTCTCGATGAGATTTTTGTGGGACGAACCGTTTAAATTAACGATCGCATCAATTCCGATCACCGAACAGTTGAGTCATTATGAGATCGATTGCGGTGCGAGAAAGGTGACGCTGATCGACGGGCGTTTATTAAACAGAGGCGAAGTGACGTTGATTATTGGCAGGCAGCCCTCGTCGGACATTCGTCCGGCTACCCCCGTAGCGACGGTCGCCGATCAACTTTGCCCGAAATAAGATTTCATCCGTGACATGAGCAAAATGGTTGACTTCGACCGTGCTCTGCCATTGAACGACCGCTTCGGAGAATTGCGACCGTCCCTTGTGGGTCGCCTGGCGTCGATCGCGATCAACGGAGGGCGAGCCCCCGACGCGTTTTGCATGAGTCAGTGCGCGGCCAGTTCCGGTCAGTCGACGGCGGTCCCAAGATCGTCGACAATGCGACTGCAGAGGACGTAGAGATCATCGGAGATATGAACAAGACTCGAGAATTCTCGCTACCGTTCGGAATCTACCTCAGGGTTGAAGACGGAATTGCAAGTATCGAATCCGACTTGCCGAAAGCGCTCCCCAGCTTCAGTGATCCCATCGAAAACGGACGCATCGTCGGGGTTGTCGAAGGCGTCGAGCAATTGTTGCTTTCGCTTGCGCGTGTCGGTATCGATTTATCCAATCCGCAGTTCGCACAGGCAATCAACAACTTCGTAGCCAACCTTCAATCAGGCTGATCGGCGAATTTCCGTGTGCGGCCACGAAGAGACAGTCGTCCGGCGCTGCCGAATGGCCGGTCATGACGCCATGGCAGCCATTTAGAGCGTCGGAGATTCAGATGGATGACTGCGAGGTTTCCTGCGCGGCATGAGCATCAGGGCACAAGCTTACGAATTGAACAAGTCATCGACAATACGTCGTCCCGCACTAAAGCCACCCATGACCGCATCGGCTTCACTGAGAAATGGTTTGCCTTGGGATTCGCCAAACCGCAGCGGCGAGAACACGGCGACAGAGGCACCGGCCTTGCTGATCCTCACGACCGCCACAAATCCGACGCTGGTTGTCGTGCTGGGGCCGCCCTTCCAACTGAAGTCAGTCTCAACGGCCACTTCAATGTCGAATCCGTGATAGTGATAAGTGCGGCTCATGGGGTCACCCGGTCCACCTGCTGCGACGTCCGCAGTACGTCATCCGATTCCGGAATGCCGATGTGTCGGAAGAAAAGCTCCACGATGCCACGAGTAGGCACACTGGAAGAAAGCGTCGCGATTTTGACCGGGGCGAACCACCTGCACCTCGCAATTTCGTTGCTGGGCTGTGCGGTCAGGTGAGGCCCCACCTCAGCGAAGAAGACATGGTGCTGCGTGTTGAAGCCATTAAACTGAAAAAGATACATTAGCTCATCTGCGACGAGCGTGGTCTCTTCTTCCAGCTCCCGCAATGCGGCTTCATGGGACGCTTCGTCCCGACGGATTCTTCCGCCCGGTAGCGCCCATCTCGACCTTTCCTTGGCAACCAGCAGAATACGGTTGTCTCGGACACACAAAACGGTTGCCCTCTCTTTCATTGGTGTCTGTCCGTTTGATCGCAAGACTCTAAATGACCTCGATGATAATTTAGGTTGTTGAAGGCGTCATTTTGGACGCGTACGCTACCTTCAGACCGTGCGAATGCGGAACTCGCAGGATGCGGCAATCAGGAAACGTCGGTGCGGGACGGGGAGTATAGCGATGAAAATGTCTCACAGATTAGGAAGCTCTGATACGGCCGGACCGGTGTGGGGGCTTATCTTTGGCCTGCTCATGACAGCAGTCGGAATGGGCCTGTGGTTTTATGCGACGTTGTCGGTTCCCCCCGGATGGCAAGATGAATCGTTGGCCGTCGCGGCCACGCTCATTGGCCTGTTTTTAGCCGTCTACGCAGGGCGCGAACTCCGCCGCAAACGTCGGTAGATCGCTTGTCAGGACTATGGACAGACTTCGCCGCTGGCAGGTGTGCGCTGAAGTTGAGACGTTGGGCGGACTTCGGTGAAAGTCCCTCACGGGTCGATCTGAGCCGACCGCGTCAGACTGAGACCGGCCATGAGGCGACCGTCGCTGCCCTAACCCGAAAGGCCGCTACGTTAGCACTGCCGGCCCATCGCGATTGGCCGCTTGAACTGCTCGCGAGGCGGGGAGACTCGCTAGTTACTGCAAATTTTTCGCGAGCTGGCCGCGTAGGGTATCTGCCATCTTCTGCAATATGTCTGGCAAGAGTACCTGCGCTTCAAGCGGGCCCATCACGGAATAGCCCGATCCCAACTCGCCGTCGATAACGATCACGGCTGCGCAGCGCGCTTGCGCCATGTTACGCACGTAGTCGCACGCGGCGTCGAATTGCCCGGCCGATTCTCCGCCTGGGACGACTGTTGCCTCGAAGTCTGATGTCATTGCGTCCTCGCAAAACGTATAAACAATCTTATCGGACGAAGCGTCATTCGCAGACGGGTTTAACTCGCACAACAGTCTACCCGTGGCGCGTAAGGCGTCTGTCAGTCCTATGGAATATAGTCGGTTGAGTGGCGCTATCCGGTGTGCCGGCGGTGCATCAAAGCCCTAGAGTGCATCGACTGATCCCGACTCACGCTGCAGCTACCATCGGCTATCGCGACGTTAAATGGTCAACTTCAATCGAATCGTAGCGGTGGTCGACGATGACGAATCAGTTCGCCGCGCCCTCAAGCGTTTGCTGCACTCTTTCGGAGTAGAGGCGGAGACTTTTCCCAGTGGCGAGGCATTTCTGAGCACGCCGTCGTCGGGACCTTCGTGCCACCTCGCCTGCGTGATCGTGGACTTCCAGATGCCAGGGATCGACGGGCTGGAATTGCAGCGCCGCCTGGCTCCGACTGGCGTGCCCATCATCTTCATGACCGGGCACGACGATCCGGCCGTCCGCAAGAAGGCTTTCGCGAGAGGTGCGGCAGGCTACCTGAAAAAGCCGTTGGACAGCGCCGCATTGATTAGGGCTGTGGAAAAAGCGCTAGAGCTACCCGTACTGCCATAAAGCGCTTCGCCCAGCTGCGGCTGAATGTCCGATACAAGGCTTAATCCAACCATACATGCCCAGATGGCGGCCGTCCGAAAAGGGTCGACCTGAGCCGGTCAAAGTCACTTTGACGAGTGTTCCCGGCGGCGATAGGTCAGCGGATGGGATGACAGCCACAAGGCCTGTCTCGCCGCGGCCAATACTGCGCGCATTGCGATTGACTCCGCAAAAACCCAGATTGTTTAACTCCACACTCAATGCAGGCGCCCATGGAGTAAGCTCCGGTTCTGGCGGGCCGCCAAGATTAAGTCACCAGACTAGGTTTCGCTCCAAACAATGAAACTAGCTAACACCAATGATAAACATACTCTCGGGGTATTTGGATGACCGAAAAAAATGCATTTAATGAACGACTTGTCGCGCTTTGCAGTGCACTAGACGGGCTCGTTACAACAATCAGTACCGTATCGGTCGAAACCCGACCGCTCAACGAGGTATTGGTCGGGCTTTTTTCCTAGCGTAGCAGATCCGTAGCATTTCCATTCGCGGCGCATGAACGCGGACCCGTCTACACACAGGCGGTCGATTCTTGAATGAAGGTTGACCATATGGCGCAATCGCAGTCAATTACATACCCGCACATACTCGAGCTGAAGCACCTCACGCGAGATAGTGACGAACACTGGGAAACCATCGAGCCGCAAATTCAGGAGTTCTGGCACAAAGCACCAAAGGAGGTGCGGAATCGCCAATACGAACACGAAGGATGCACCATCACTGTCGACATCAACTGGCAACCCTTGGCAGGTCGCCTCCGGCGCGACTACGGGCTGCTGCGGCCGCTGAGAGAGAACACGCCACCAGTCAAAGATTGGCTAGCTAAAATCGACCGGCCACTGCGGATCCGTGCAGAGGTCACCGTCAGCGGAACCAATGAATTTTGCTCCTACGATTGGTACCCAACCTTCTTTCTGGATACCTTCGTCCACGAAGTATTTCTTATCGCAAATCTCTCTGTGCCGGGGTCCGCAGACTTTTACAGAACCTCGATCGCAAACCCCAAACAGCGCCATTCGACCGACGTAAGGCTGTCCGCCTTCGCATTTGACGTCGGCTGGGCCGAGTCACTTGACGGCAACTGGCCCAGCCTGCAAGCCTTACCACCGGAACTGGTCTGCAAATGGTTCAAGGCTCTGAACATCGGGTATAAGCAGCGGGCGGAAACAGGAATCGAGAGAGCGCTGTTCGTCCTGCTACACATGGCTCGCGACGACGCACGAATCGACTCGGCCACCTGGCTCTTTCATGGACTCGAAGCAATAGTGTCAACAAAGGTCGGCGAGAGCGTCTCCGGATTGGTGCGGCGCCTCGCCGCAATTCTCGAGCTCGATGCATCCACTCAAAAACGATTGAACAAGCGGCTACGCGAACTGTACGATTGGCGCAGTTCATTCGTGCACGGTGGTTACGCGGTGCCACACCCGGCCGCCAGCGAAGTGATGGATCGACGTCTCGACAACCACCTGATGGAGCTTCACGAACTCAGAAAATTCGGCGCATCTTTGCTGATTGCGACACTGCAGGCGTTGATAAAAAAGCGGATTGTCGAATTGCGATTTGACGAACAACTTGTAACCACGACGATCGAGACTTAGGTCCGAGATGATGCCCAAACGCTGCATTTGTATAAGTTCACCGTAGGGTTCATGCCTTAAGCATTTACCATCCTTTCCTGACCGCACGCTCCACCCGGCTTGCAGAGTTCGCGAACAAGCTGATGGTTTGATGTTCCGTTCGAACTTCTCCAGTGTCACTCCCTGCCCTCGCAGACAGCGGCGAAAGGACGGCTTGGGCCTCGCATATTGGGCGCGATCGACGCGCCCAATTGCCATACTTGACAAGGGCGGCGTGGGACGAACTTCAGTCGTCTACGGCCTCGCATAGGTGAAGTCTAGAAAATGCTCTTAATCATAGAGCCAATGTCTGCAAAAAAATGGATGATGTTCCCCGGTGCTTCCTGGCAAAAACTGACGACGTTCCGGACTGCATCCAGGATAAAACCAGAAATTTTGTTCCAAATCGCGTGAAAACCGTCATTCAAGGTATCCAACACTTGCAGAAGGGTATTCTGCTGGCTTGGGTTCAAGTTGGCTCCGATCTGCTCCGCCTTGTCGTAAGTGGCGTTGATCGCGTTGCCAACATCACCTAGGGCACTTTTGCGAGTCGCCCCCATCTTGTTACCAAACTCGCTCGCATTTTGATCGCTTTGAAATGCGTTAGCAGCGTTTGTGATGCCGGACTCGCTGTGACTTGCAGCGTTAGTTACCCCAGAATTCCCTACCGCCCTGATTTGCTGGATCGCGTCGTCTAACTCGTCGTCATTGGATACAGGCAACGGCACGGACCGAAGACGCGAGTAGCCCTCGTGAAGCCGTTGCGACGGAACGTAGTCCTCAAGATTCGGACTGGTCATGCGCTTGAGCGTGTGTTCACGCATCTCGGCCAAAATTTCCTTGAACAGAGTTCCATCTACTGATGCGGCCATTTCCAACCTCCATGAGTGAAATTTCAGTCTCTTTCACGGAGAAGATTATTGTATTCGTCTGACAATACTAGCCTATCCAAGTTGATCGCTTGTAATTGCCAAAAACCGCGCGATTTATGGTGTTTGCATGAAACCACGTAGGAACCCTTGACAAAGGGTCCCTCACGATCAACGCGGCTAAAAAAGCCCGACCGGCTGTGCCGCATCATCCCAACTAAAAATAATTACTTCCTTGCGGGCTGCTTCTTTCCCGCCGCCACCCACGGTGTACTTAATATCCAACGTCTCAATGTGGAAGCCGTCGAATGCCTGCCTTATCGCGGGGTGGTCGTTCAGACTGATGATCGCCTTGCCTTTCAGCGCACGGAGCCGATCTGCCATTGCGACATATTCCGTGCCCGGGAAAGGCACCCCGTAGCCTTCCGTTTCCCAATACGGCGGATCGAGATAGAACAGCGTGTGCGGACGGTCGTATTTGTCGATACAGGTCTTCCAGTCAAGCCGCTCGACGAACGTGTTGGACAGACGCAGATGCGCCGCCGACAGGGTCTCTTCGAGTCGCAGCAGGTTCAGACCGGGCGGTGTGGTCGTCGCAGTGCCAAACGACTGCCCTTCAATCTTGCCGCCGAAGCAATTCTGCTGCAGGTAGTAGAAGCGTGCCGCACGCTGGATATCGGTGAGTGTTTCCGGGATCGTGTCCTGCAACCACTTGAACACCTGCCGGCTCGACAATGCCCATTTGAACTGGCGCACGAACTCCTCGAGGTGGTGCTGCACGACACGGTACAGGTTCACCAGCTCGCCGTTGATATCGTTAATGACCTCGACTTTTGCGGGCGGCCGCATGAAGTACAACGCGGCCCCGCCCGCGAATACCTCGACGTAGCACTCATGCGCGGGAAAGCGCGGGATGATGTGATCTGCCAAACGACGCTTGCCGCCGATCCAGGGAATGATGGGGGTTGCCATATGTGGATTGCCTTGTTGGGAATTTGTTAGAATTCGCCCCGCCTACCGGTAGGTGTCAGGGCCTTGGCTAATTCACTGGCTAGTGCAGTGGAAAGGCGGCCGGGGGAAATGCGCGAACATCATCCCGGTCGCCCTGTCTTTTCCCGAGCCGCGAAGCCCGGTCAAAGTAACTTTTATGCGTACCACATGGCGCGGATTGCCCGCGTCATTGCCGTTGTGGCATTCTGCAAATTCTTTCTCCTGAAGAATGAGGCCGTCATGACGCAACCGGGCGCCCACCGGCAACACGCCGCGCACCATCCCCCGAAACACCACGAGCCCCCGGCATACGTGCAGGCGTTCATCGACGCGCACATGGACGCAGCCAAGGAGATTCAACGCAGATATCGCGTGCCGGCCGGATTGGTGATCGCGCAGTCGGCTCTTGAGAGCAACTGGGGACGGTCGGTGGTTGGTAACGCCTACTTCGGCGTGAAAGGCCGGGCGCCGAATGGCAATAGCACGACATTCACCACCCATGAGGTCGTCAACGGGCAGTCGATCCAGATCAACGATGCGTTTCGTGCCTACGCCAGCTATGACGACTCCGCCGACGACTACGCACAGATGTTGCGAAACAATCCGCGATTCCGTTCATGTTTCCTGTATGCAAGCAGCTCGCAGTTCGCGGTTCAGTTAGCGAAGAACGGATACGCGACAGATCCCGGGTATTCCGCGAAGCTCAACGCAATCATCCGAGCCCACAAGCTCGACCAGTACGACACTCGCAAGGCCGCCCAATGATGCGCCGGGCAATCATCGTATGCGCACTCGTCGCCTGCACGCAGGCGTGTGCTGGCCAGCAGATGCTAGCAACTGGTGACGATGCGGCCGTCCGTGCCTCTGAGATCACGCGCACTTACCAGCTTTCGAAAGACAAAACTGAATGCCTGTTGTTCGACACCGCAGATAAAGGGAGGTATTTCCTGGTCCGTGTGCGTGAGAATCACAACGATGCCTGCGGCGGCGTCGAGGGCGTGTCGCCCACACTTTTCTTTCTAAAAATCCGCAAACGGGATGGCTATACAGTCACCACCGCATATGACGGCGAACGCTATCTGCCACTCAAGCCGCTCGCGGGCAACTGAGCAATTCAACCGGGCAACGGCACTCTTGATCTTCGATCAAAGTCATACTGCCCGATTTCAACACCCTTCTTCACAATCGTCCTTCCGTTCGGGCTGATCCCCAGACGTTTCGGCCCATCAGTTCCTGATGGGCTTTTTTTTGTTGATCCATTCCGCCAATACTTTGTCTATGCCGCAGTTCCACTTCTGGCTGATTTGCCAGGACCCTACACTCACGCCACCTCGGACCGTTTGAGGGAACCTTGGTGGCGAACTCGATCCCTCAAATGCCTTAGGCCTGCCGGTAGTCCGCCGGCAGGCTTCTTTTTTTCACTTCTTCACGCCCACACACGCAACCAGCAGCGCCTCAAGCTTCCCCTCCCACTGCCTGCGCTGCAGATGATCTCGCCACACCCGGTCGACAGCCGAACCGTTGGGCGGTGTGAGTAACTCGGTATCAGACAGGAAATCAGGCGTACCCGGCATCGAATCAATGCACGAAACCGGCACCTCAATTTTCGCCTCCACGGTTTCCGTATGGACAACCGGTGAAATCGGCGCTGGCGGCGACGTCCCGCAACCGGGAATAACAAGCAGCGCGCTACAGAGCGCCGCGCAAACGATCGAATGCCGCATCGCATGTCTCCGACTGGTTAGATGGATCCTGAATGCGCTTTGAGAGCGCGTCGATCTGCTGCTGGTAGGCCTGCGCCTGCGTTGCTGCCTTCGCCTGTGCTACCGTTGCTGCAGCCCTGACCGCGTTCGCCTCAGATGCGGCTTGCGCCACCGAGGCCGAGCACGCTCGCGCGCCCGAGGCCGCCGCAATGAGATCCGCCTGTGACGTTGCGAGCTGCGAGCGGAGCGTGCCGATCGACTGATCGTCTGTCTGCGCCTTCTGCTGTGCCAATGCGTAATCCGATCGGACACCGCGCAGCTCGAAGAACTGCACGGTGCACGCGATCGCAAGCACAACGGCGACGAGGCCCGCGATTACGGTCGCGATACGACTGGTGATTTCCATCATTGCCTTTCCCCCTGAATGCGACGAAGGCCGGCATCGACCGCCTGATCCAGCACGCGTTTGCCGCCCCAGCTCGCCAACGTAATCGCGAGCGCGGTCAGCGGCGCAGGCCACCCCCGCCACTCGCAAAAAAAGAACGCGGACAGACCTGCGACGATCGATGCGGTGATCACACTGCCGATCTCGATCGCCGCCGAACGCGCCGGCGGATCGCTCGACGCGAATCGCTGGAACGTACTGGCGGTGCCGCCGATCAACGCAAGGAATACGGCCAGCACCAGCGACGCGGCCGGAATGCCCGCCAGCCCATCGGCAAGTACCGTCTCGGTCTGCCGCACCATGGCGTACGCCGCCGCAGCCCACAGCAGCGCGCACCCTCCCCAACCCCACTGAATCAATCGGCGCACGTTATCCCCCGTTTTGCCTGCGTTTCCCGATAACCGAGCAGCAGCCCGAACAGCGCCATGCCCACGTAAAAAAACAGTTGTGCCGCGTTGACGAAGTACGCGCTTGCCGCGAATATCGGCGTCACGTAGCAGGCCGCAGTCGTTGCATAGAGCCAGTGCCGCCGGGTCTGCGCCCAATGGAATATGTATCTGTCCGGCAACCAGTCATTGATCGCGACGTCAGCCGCGACGACCACCGCGAGTACTGCGGTGCCTGTCGTGACGACATACCCCCAGAACCCATCGCGCGTGAGCATCACCGACGTCGCCGAACACGGCGCGGCGAACGCCGACACCGCGATATAGATCGCCATGTATGCGTAGATGAGCCGGGCGAGAGCATCGTTTTTCATGCGGCGGCCCTCATGTGATTCGCGCCGAGCTGGAACAGCGCGCGTTCGGCCTCGCGCCGTTTGACCAGGCCCGCCAGCACGACGCCGCCGGCCTTGTTCCAGCGGGCGAATTCGGCGATGGCGCCGTCGGTGTCTCCGGCGTTCAGCTTGCGCAACAGGGTCGACGTGTCGAAGTTGCCGCTGCCGATGTTGAACACCAGATCGACGAGCGCGTCGTACTCCTCCTGGTTCAAAGCAACTTTGACGTCGCGTTTGACCACAGCTTCGGCGCCGCGCACGTCGGCTCTCAACCAGTCGACGGCCATGTCGCGTGTGATCACCATCCCGGGTCTGACGTCCGGCCCGGTGTGGCCCCATCCGCCGGTCCACGGCGCACCGCTCAAGGCGAGCAGCTCACCTGGGATCGGCGCACCCTGCAGCGTCTTCTGCCACAGACCCCGTGATTGCAGTGCTTTCTCGAGCGGCGACGCTGGATCGGGATACGCGACCAGCACCAGCGTCTCCGCGTTCTCCGTGAGCGACATGCCCTGATCGGAATATTTAAGGTTCTCGTTCAAACGATGCCCCCAAGAAAAAAGGCCGCGCCGACATGCGATCGGAGCAGCCATAAAAAAACCGCCCGAAGGCGGTCCGCGAAACGTCTTAAAAAATTCAGCTAGCGCGCGAAACAGAGCAGTCCAAGCAGCCCACCAGACAGAGTCGCCGCGACATCCCACACGGACACGTCGCCGCCCGTCAGGTGGTCAACCAGCTCCTTGGCGATACCGGCAACGAGCACGACTGCGATGCCAACCTGCCACGAAATAAAGTGTGCGGCGCCGAAGATCAGCACACCAGCGAGCGCGTGCAGGCACTTGTCCTGCGGCACCTTGCGCAAAATCCATGCTTCGAGAGTTCGCATGAAATTCCCCTGTTCAGGCGCGCAGAGCGCGCACGTTCTTGATATAGACGTCGCCGACAAACGCAGAGACGGTGAAAAACAACCTGAAACTGGCCGCCTGTGGAGGAACGGTCTGGATCCGGTGATCGACTGTCATTGCCCGGTTACGCCCCGACGCGAAGTTTGGAAGCATTGGATCCGCGTATGCATCGCCCATCTTGTATGTTGTGCCGAGATCGTTTCCGACCTGATTGCCCTGATAGTCATAGAACCGCATGAATACGCGGATATTCAGGTCGCCAGCCGTACCATTCGCAAACACATCGCAGCCAGGGCAATAGGTTTCACCCGGTTTGCACGGAATGCTCTCGTTAGAATGAAATGTAATCGTCGAATCGGCCGCCGCGCCGTGCAGATGCAATGACTGACCAAGCGTCGGGGTCGACTGGATGTCTCGCACGTCGACATCGGTCAATCCGAGATCCCGCGTCCAGTGGGTGAGCGCGTCAGCGCTCGTCCCGATCGCGTTCGCTGAAAAATCATAGTCCCGGCCGAGAGAGCGCGAGCGGGTAAGGGGTACGTAATAGCCCTCCTGAATCGTGCCCTCGAGTGCGTGGATCAGCACGTTGTCACCGACGATTGGCGTGTCGGCGAGATAGGGGCGCCACAGGTAACGCAACGAGGTGCCGAACGCCGACATACGCACGCGATTCGCCGCATTGCCGTCGATAAGCGTGCGCGGCGAAGCAATGAACGATGCGTCGACATAATGCGTCGGCAGAATCTCGTGCCCCTGCATCGTCAGCTCGATACGTTCACCGCTCGCCGTCGCATCGAACCACAGGCGGTCGAACGCCTCCGAATGACCACCCTTGAACAGAAAACGCGAGTAGCGGCCGAGCGCATCTATTTTGAAGGGCGTCGCGTGGTAGTCGAACGAGCAGCCGCCGAACTCGTAGCTGTAGCCGTCACAGTTGTGATAAACGGCATTGTTAGCCGCAGCGAATACGCAGTCGTTGAATGTCATACGTTCGCCACTATTGACCACTGGCGTCGCGCTGCTTACGTACAGGTTTTCCGAGCCGTTCTGCTCGAAACGGCAGCGCTCCCACGTGATCAGATACAAATTGATCGGGTCGTAGCGCAATGCGCCACGCCAGCCCGTCGCAATCACGTTGCGGCCGCCGGTGTCGCGAATGTCGCTGGATTCGGCCGTTGTGTTACCCATCCGGAGACCCCAGCCGGTTGACGTCGCCTTGCCCGGCCCCAGCACGACAATCGAGCCCGCACTGCCATCCAGGAAGGGGGCCACCGACGCCCACTTCGCATCGCCCATCGCAATGGCCGTCTGTTCGTTACGCATGACGATGCCGTCCTTGGCCGCATCGAGCGTGCGGAAGTCGAGCAGCACAACACCTTTCGATCGCATCCGGTGCCAGGGCAGCAGGTTCAACGTATCCGAAAGCTTGTAGACGCCAGGCGGCACGTCTATTACCGGCGCAGGATAAGGACTGCCCTGTGCCGTGACCAGCGCGGTAACCCGTGTGATTGCCGCCTTGAACGCTGCGGTGGAATCCGCGGCGCCGGCCGGGTCGGCGTCGTAGCTCGCGACGCTTACTGACTCATTAAGAATCTCCGCGAGCATTTGCTGCACCGCTCCATCACCGGCCGCAAGAAAGCCAATGAGCGACGCCCCGCCGTCTCCTGCGAGCACCCGGTCATCGACGGCATGGGCGACCATCGCGACGCCCTTGCCGGCGTCAGCACTTGCCAGATCCCGATCGTCGACCGCGTGCGCCACCATCCTGACGCCCTTGTCTGGATTCGCCAGATCCTCGACCGTCGCGCCCTGATGCACCCCGATACGGCCGGCAGCCAGATCCGCTGCGATGTCATTCGAGACGAACGCCGCAGACGACAGTCCGACGTATGCCACGCCACCCGCGACGACAATATCCTTCATCGCGAGGGTCATACCGGCGATCCAGTCTCCACGCACGTTGTAAGCCTTGAGCGTGGCCACGGCATTCGCCATCGTCGGAATCGGGCCGCCGTCGGTCTGCACGATGGCATCCGCCTCACCGTGGATGACCTGATGTGCGAGGTCGCAGTCGACCGACAGCCGGTCAATCTTCTGAATTGTGGAAAGTGCCATACATGGGTTTCCCGGTAGAAATAAAAAAGGCCGCGCTCAGGCGGCCTCTGTGTCATGCGTCTGCTGGTCAAGCTGGTCCGCCGCCATCCCCTGGACCGCCATCACCACCGGGCGGCGAAGCAACAACCGGTGTGCCGGTCGACACGCTGCCCCACGCGTTGTAGGCATAGACGGTGTAGGTCTCTCCGTCCTGGTCGATCGTGCAGGTTCCCGTCGTGCTGTCGCATACGACGACGCCGTCCGGATCCGCGACACGATAGCCAGCGACATCCGGATAGCCCGCGACGCTCATCAACAAAGTCACTGTGGTGTCCCCGCCCGTAACGGCCACGCTCGGCGCAGGCGGAGGCTGGTTCGTGACGGTGATCGTGCCGGGATTGCCTGAACCAGCGACGTTGCCGGCGGCCACCTTCACGTCGAACGTGCCCGCGACGGCGCCGTAGAACTTCGCCTGATCAAGCGTCCAGGTAAAGTTCTGTGCCGTGATTTCCGCCCCGTATTTGACAACGCCACCCACCACAACGCTAACGTCGAAATAATCGACGTCTGGCAACCGCTGGATTTCGATCGACAGCTGATTGCCGGCAAACGGTTCGCGCAACGTGAGCACAGGCGGCGCCGGCGGATACTTGAACTCGTCGACCGTTCCTGTCCAGGTTGCAAACGGCCCTGGCAACCCGCTCGCGCCATATGCGCGCACGCGAAGCTCCCACGTCCCCAGCGCGATAGGCACGGTCAGGACATTGCCCGCCGACGTGCCGAGCTGCGCCCACGTCACGCCAGCGTCGAGGCTGCCCTGATACTCGTACAGCAACGCCCCTGCGGCCGGAGACGCGGTGATCGACACATACCCCGGCGTGATCTTCGAGTTGGCACTCACCTGCGCGATGATCGGTGCGTGGATCACGCCCGGCAGAAGCGATGGCGATACGGGCGCAGGCGGACTCATCCCGGTCTCGGCCGTATGAGGGCTTTCCGCGTTGTTCACGAACGTCAGCTCGACCTGGCCGTCGCGCGGCGTCGCCTTGATCAGCCGGACGTCCTGCGCAATCCTGTCGAGCGCCGGACCAAACGAAAACCGGGTCGGTTCTTCCGAGTAACCGTCGCTAAAGTCGAAGAGCTCCGGCAACGGATCCACCAGTATCATCGACATGCCGTCGGCATCGCCAGGCGGCTGCGCAACGCGGAGCGCTGCCGTCGGGGCGCCATTGCGCTGAGCGAAATAGACGTAGTGCTGTGCGCCGGCTGTCCATTCAAGCTGCTCACTGACGCCGACGCGCACCCCGTCAAAACTCTCGACGACACCGGAAATGCCCCACTTCGGCAAATCGTGTGAGATTCCCACCAGATCGCCGTAGAGCGGAATCAGACCGTCCAGCTCGGTCGTGATCATGATTGTCTTGCGTTGATCGCGGTTCGCATAGGCCATGTAAATGCCCTCGCGCCACGCCTGCGCACGCTTCGTTGGACCGACCATCTGGATCCGCTTTTCGACCAAAGCCGGCGAGCCCGTCGGAACACATGCGACGTCCTGCCATGACCACGTAGTCTCATCCATGTATTCGACCGTCACGTAGTCCGGCGAATCAACGCTGAAGAACCCGTAGTCCGCCTCAAATGAACCCGCCACGATGTTCTGCGGCGTGTACATTGCCGTGCGAACAGTCTTCAGCTCATCCCGCACGATGCTGATTACTCCGCCGAAGTACATCGGGATTGCCCGGCCAGCCCGGCAGATCGTAGTCAGCGCATCCCAGAACGATCCCTTCGTGTCGAACACACCGTTGAACTCGTCACCACGCGAAGCCCACACTGCATCGAGACGTTCCAGCGCATCAATGTCCAGCCGCCTGTCAGGCAGGCCAAGACTATAGTCGGCGTTGCGGACCGCATCAGCTATCGCCCATGCAATGCTCTTTGTCGCTTGCGGATCGCTCCATCCACTCCCCGTCCAGATCGGGAGCTTTCGCGTCGCGATCACGTGCACGTCGTGCGCCGTGCTCGAATTCAGCGAATTCGTGGCTCGCGCGCGCATCGCCAGCAAAGTCACATTGCCGTAATATCGCTCGCTCGGCAGATAGGCGCGCAATGCCCCCCACTGAATCCGGTTCTGGGCACGCGTGTCCGTGTTCAGATTTGTCGTGCGGCGCATGCGGACCTCGTAGCGGCCCGGTGTGACGCTGTAACGGTACGAAATCATTTGCGGCTGGGACGTCGCCATATTGAGCTCCCGCAGATCAAGCCCGATCCAGTCGCCGGCCGCTGTACCGGCGTCGTCAATGAGCCGCGCCTGCGCCTCAAACGTCAGCGAGAGGTTCTGCAGCGAACCGTCATCGGCGGCGTAAAAGAGACCCGAGGGTAGCGTGATGTCAAGCCCGATGAAATTCGCCGCACTCGCTGCTGGATTGGCAACAAATGGCCCGACCCAGTCGCCGCTATCGTTTGGCGCCTGCAGTTCGATACCGCTAACTGCATCACTCGTTACGACGTTATCGGGAAAAAGCGTGACCGCCTGGTTCGGTCCGATAACCTGATAGTCAATCTCGCTGAAATTTCCGATGTCCGTCGTACCGATCAGGACCTGCTCGATCTCGATCTCGCCTTTCGAAATGCAGAAAAGCTGATACACGTAGAGATCGTTGCCCAGATACTCCGTGTACGGTGTTGCTGCCAGGTCGGGCGTGACGTTCATCCGGCCATAGAGAACTGGAATCGCCTCGAGCAGTCTTGCGGTGTTGCCACTGGCCGATAGCGAATAGGTCGGGCTGTTTGTGACGCCCTGCGCGACGCTCGCCGTCTTGGCTGGGACGATCGCGTTGATCAGCATCGAACCCGCAGCCATGACGGCCATCGACACGCCAGTTGAGACAACGGCGTACGACGTCGCCATACCCGCAGCTGCTGCCGCTGCGGCCGACGACGCCCCAGTGTACGCAGCCGCAGCAGCACCGCCCGTGTAGACCGAAGCAACAGCCACGGCAACCAGCAGTATGGCCTGCAGGGGATTTGATCCGCCACCGCCTTTTGGCACGGGAATGAACTGCACAATCGCCCCGTGCGGAATCGGCCTTTCCCAATCGCTCCTTAACCAGTAATCGCTGTCCACGCAGATGATCGTGTGCTGCGTGTCGACGCCGACCCGCTCGGCCCACTCTGCAGGCGTCAATGGCGAGTCCAGCTCATAAACCTGCCGGCCCTGCGCATGACAATACGGATTCACGGCGCGAACGATCGTCGCCTTATAGGAAGCTGTACCAGCTAGCACGTGGATACCCCACTTTTTTAAGTTTTGACCGCTCGGTGAAGATGACGCCCGCCCCCTCCTGCGCGTGAAGCACTCCGCCGCCGTCGAGATTGAGATACACGCCAACGTGCGGACGATCTCCACCGCGAAGCAGCACACCGCACCCGTGCACGGGCCGCGCGATGACGTTCCACGCCCCCGAGTCCATCTGTTCGCGATAGAGGTCTCGCCGCATGTCTGGCATCGCGGGCAGGTCCGGCAGTACAAGATCGAAGTGGTGAAGCTGGACCCAGCGCAGCAGTCCCCAGCAGTCGAAGCACTCGGGACCTCGAGCACCGTCCGCCCAGGGAAGGCCGATGTAGGCGTTTGCCTGTTCTGGCGTCATCGCACGAGCCCCGGAAAGACGTCCGGGCTATAGACGTCCGACGGAAAAGGACTGTTGTTGATGTCGGTGAGCGCAGCCGTCGCCGTGACCCGCGTCAAAGTTGCTTTGGCGCTCGCGACATATAGCGTCAGTGGTTCTTCGTCGTGCGGCCCCGCAGTCGGATTAGAGGCGAGAAAACGTCGGTGAGTGCACTCGATTTTCTCGGTCTGCGTAACCGCACTTTCGAGATGGCCGATAATCTGGGCGCTTGCACCGTCGATCACAATGTCGATTTGCGGCGCCTGCCCCTCCTCCATCGACGGAAGCGCAAACTGGAACGCAACGGCGGTGAAGATCACGCTCTGTCCCGCGTCTAGCGGTGCGTCACTCTCCAGTGTTGCGACCAGATCGTTATAGTCGGCGACCACGCGGATCGGCGCGGGATTGCCCGCATCATCGATAAACGACGAATGCCGTAATTCCAGCGTCGTCAGCACCACCTCGTCTTGCGGGTTGCTGGCGTAGACTTCCGCCAGCGCCTCAGTGATTGTCGCCATCAGTTCCACCTCATCGGACCGGGTAACTGCACGTGTATGAGTTCGTGAAGCGAGTCACTCATTGCCGCAATTTCGGCCTCTGTGTACGCACGCAACACTTCATATTCATCTCGCGACGGCAACGGCAGCGCCTTCACTTCAAGCGTGGCGGTCACGTCGAACCAGGCACGCGAGTCGCTGATCGCTGACTTGTACGGCGGATCATCCATGAATCGCGCCTGCACCTGATTCACGCCCATACCGTTGAGCAGACCCACTGCGAACCAGTCCGTGCCGAGATTGATTTCGTATGCCAGAAACCCTTCAAAGATCGCGTGCTGCGCGTGCGTGAAGCGCCACGTCACCGACACGTGCGAAGGGACGCTGGTGAAGCGGCGCCGCTGTCTGGCGGCACCGTTGTCCATATCGGTGCGCGCGTACGGTGTCACCGGCTGGATGCCATAACCGGTCGCACGCGGATCCGGCAGCGTGGCCGGCCACGTCGGAAGATCTGCCATCAGGTTTGCCCCACGGTTCGGTTAAGCCCGTACTGCTGCTGCATGGTGCGGGCCGTCGCACCCCGGCCTGACCGGATGCCGGAGGCAATGTGCTGGTCGACCTTTTCCAGAATAACGTCGAGCCGCATACCGCCGTTCGGCATCTTCGTCTGGTTGACCTGGGCACCGGCCGGCGCGTTGTGGATATGCAGATCGACGTTCGGTCCTGATACCGAGGCGCCCGACGAGTCGTCTCCAACATACCCACCGTTAGCGAAGCGATTGCGGCCACTGACACCATGACCGCCGTTAAGAGCCTGCAGAAACGAGCGAACGCCCGGCTGCGAGACGACGCTCTCCTTCACTACAAACTCACCATTCGAGAGCTTCGCGTTGATGCTGTCGCTGGTTCCTGTGCCCGGCCCCGACACGTCGCCACCGCCTGCGAACATCAACCCGGCATCGGCGCCGAACAACGCGCCGCTGCCCTGAATGGACGACGGCATCGTAAAGCCGTATGCAGCGCTTCCCGTTGCCGCCGTCGACGTCGGAAAGATCGAGCCAAACAGGCCGTTGACGATGCTCGAATACGCCTTGTTCGCGAAAAGCTGCGCGAACGAAGCGAGCATGCTGGATACCATCGACTGAACCGCCTGCGCGGGCGTTCTGGAACCCGTCACGATGTCCGAGAACATCCCGGAGAAAGCACTCTTGCCGGCGTCGGCGAAGTCCTGAAAGTAGTTCTGGCTATCGAGCATCGACTGCCGGATCTTGTCGCGCAACTGGTCAAGGTTGCGCAGCACACCCTCGTCGGTCGTTTGCCACGAAAGCCTGTTCACCTGCTCATACAGGGACTGCAGCGACTGCACGGTGTCGGCCGAATTCGAACGCAATTGCGAAAACGCATCGAGCAGACCGGTCACGCCCGTCTGCTGGTCGAGGGAAATACTGTTTTGTGCCTCTTTCGATTGCGTGATCACGTCGTTGTATTGAGCGATCAGCAACGTGAGTTGCCGGTTCTGGTCGAGGAATGCGGCGCCACCCAGATCGCCCGTCGTCGCCGCCTGCAGCATCGCACCGCGGTTCTTTTCATCGTAGTCGTGTGCAGCCTTTGGAGCGCTCACGCCGGACTGCGCGAGAAGCGCATCGCGCGTATCTTCGATGGACTTCTGGTACTTGCGCTGCGCCTCTGTCTGCTGCGTCAGGTAGACAGCATCCTTCGATGCGTTATCCTGCCGGACCTTGGCAATCTTCGTATCGACTTCACCGATCTCCTGCGTGATCTTGATCCGTTCGTCGAGCGGCGCTCTCCAGTACGCATCCTGCAGCGTTTTCTTCTCCTGCTCGTAGGCCGCGATCTGCTTCTGCGCGGCATCATCGGCCGCTGTGATTTCTGCCGTGTAGAAAGTCTGGTCGGAAATCAAAGTGGCTTTGTGCAGCGCCTGCAACTGATCGTCCGCCGCCTTGTACGCCGACTGGATCAGGTCCAGCCCGTTTTTGGTCGTCTGCAAGGCAGCGTCCAGCATGCTCTTGCGGATCCTGTTTGCTTCGGACTGCCCCGAATGATCGCTGTACTGCTTGCGCAGATAAGCCTCATCAGCGGCCTGCTGCTGCTTCGAAACCGGACTGTTCGGATTGGCCTTGTTGTAGTCCACGACCTTTTTGCGATAGTCATCCAGCGCCTGGCTGACGCGGCTAATGCCTTTTTCCTCGTCCTGCAGCTTTTTCAGGAAGTCAGACGCGGCAATGCCGGCCTGTTGTGTTTGTGCCTGCTGCGACTTCTCCGTCGCTGCATCCTGGGCACGCAAAGCATCACGATTTAGCGATTCAAGTCTCGCCTGCGCCGCCTGAAGCTGCGGTTGCAGCAGATCGGCATTCATCTGGCCGCTGGGTGCATTCAACGCGTTTTGCAACCGCTGCACCTCCGCCGTTGCGCTTGCGATCTGCTCGGCAGCCGTCTCCGCGCGACCGATAGATTTCATCCATTCCCATGCGCCACTGACGGCATTGCCAACTTTTCGCCACGCGGTTTCCAGCAACCCCAGATTCTTGAGCGATTCGTTGCGCAGCTGGTCGTCGAGCGCTTTCGCGACAACCAGCATTGCACCCTGCTTGTCGCCCGCGTCTTCAAGCTGCCGGATGTAATCGTATTGCGCCGTCGTGATGAAGTGCATGCTCTGGTTATGCTGCTCCGCCCACTTCGCCACGCCTTCGGGCATCCTGGCGTAATCCTTCGCGATATCGTCGAGCTTCTCACCGGTCAGGTCGTGCATGCGCACAACGTCTTCACCAAGCACTTCGAGCGACTGTCCCGTAATCTGACCTGTGGAGACCAGTGCCTGAAGGCCGGCGCGTGCGGTCCCGAACCCGTCACCGGTGCCGGCGGAAATCTGCTGCGCAAGGGCTGCAAAACTGCTTGCCGTTAGCCCCGCATAATTGCCCGTGACCTGCAGCGACTTGTTTAGCGTCTCCGCCTCTTCGTGGCCCTTGTACGCCGCTACCGCGAACAGGCCAAGCCCCGCGACCACGGCCCCCACTGCGAGCCCGACCGGACTCAGAATGAACCTGAATGCGTCGATCTGTTCGCCGAAAACCATCAGCGAGCCGCCGAAGTTCTTGAAATTGCCGGTTGCGAGCTCGTGCGCCATGACGAGCAACTCCCGCCGCGCGCCGGCCGTATGCGCGCCAATCTTGTCCATGCCGGCGGCGCCATCGTTGCCCGCCTTCCCGACGGTCGAGCCCATCGCCTGCGCATCTGACCTGATGCCACGAGCACCCGCCTGATAGGACGACGGGTCCATCGTGATCTGCACGACCAGCTGGCCGAGCGACCCACTTGTTCCAGCCATATCGATCCGCCATAAAAAAAGCCCCTGAACGAGGGGCGTCTGCAGACAGGGCTATTCAGGCAGCAACGCATCGAGTGCGGCTTCTTCCATCACCCTGAGTTTCTGAAATATCGCGGCGCGGCGCTTCGGTTTGATACCCATCATCCGAAAGACGGATTCGATTGCCGCATAGTCGAGACCGGTATGAATGAGGCGGGCTCTGGTCATCGTAGAGATAGCGACCGTACGCCATTGTGTCGAGAGCGCAAGGAACACCTGAACGGCCCGCCAGTTCTCCGGATAGACCTCGAAGTCGTTTTCAGCCTGCTGCTCGCGTGCCCTTTCGACATCCTCCGGTCGTGCACCGAACGCCGCGAGCGCTGCAGCGACGCCCGCATCGACCCGACCCTCGTCGACCGCAACTCCGGCCCACCGCCGCGCCGCGTCAATCAGTTTTTTCGTGCTGCGCCCGACGTATTCAGCAGGAACGCATCCCATAGAGCCACGATCGCGTGGGGAATCTGCAGCAGCGCGTCACGGTACTGCGCGGTAAATGGCAGGTCCGTGCCATCCTCGCCCTTCAATCCGGACCAGCCGACCAGCACATCCGCCAGCGCCACATAGGCCAGCTGACCCGACTTCATGAGCGTTTCCGCCTCATCACGCTTGAGCCGTTTGAACTCAGCAGTGAATTCGTGCGTTTCGAGCGAACCATCGTCAGCAATGCCGGGTTCGACGACCCTGACGAGTGTCGTGAAGGTTGGATTTTTTGCGAGAACGTATGGCATTCGGTTCCTCAAAAGAAAACGGGCCGCACATGGCGGCCCGCGTCGTTGAATAGCAAAGTTACTTTACTGTGATAATGAGCTCGTCGTTGCCGGCGTCCGGCGTGACTGTGAGCGTCGCATCGAGCATGACCTTGTTGTCCTGATCCGTGTACGACGGGTCGGTCAGTTGCACCTTGGGCGCATCGAGCTGGACGATGTTGCCGGCACCGACCCCGTGCGTGATCGTCAGCGCACCGAGCAGCGCGTCCCTGGCGGAGGTCCACCAGTCCTTGTCCGCGACCGAGCCGAGCTGCATGGTGATCTTGCCCGTCGGCTTCCGGTCCGTGACTTCCGCCCGCTCGTAACCGATCAGTTGCGACCAGTTCAGCGTATTGGCGATGTCGAGCGACAACGCCTGCAGCGGGCCGCTATACGCATGCATCTGCCACGTCGTGAACTGCGTGCTCGCGATCTTCGGCACCAGGAATTTCGAGAAGTCCGTGCCGGCCGGGATCGGCGAGTCGGTCACCGGGTTATAGACGCCCATGAAGTGGAATTTCAGCTTCGGGATCTGCTTGACCGTAAAGTCCCACGACACGGTGCCGTATGCATCGGTGAGCTTATGCAGGAGACCGTCGAGGTAGTAATACAGCGTCAACGGCGTGGTCGGCTGCACACTGACCGGCGCATAGACAACGCTGGTGTCTGCCGTGACCGTTTCGGAGAAATAGCATGGAACCAGCAGCCGCCCCCATGCCGGCGGCGTACCCGCGACGCCCGAGGCGGCCACTTCGATCTCGAAGTCGAGCTCGGCGTGACAGCCGGCCGTGAGCTGCTGGTCGTTGCCGAAGAACGGGCGGATCGTGTCGCGCGATACATAGTCGGCCGCGACCGGCTTGGCGCTGATGTTGCTCACCAGCATCGCATCGTCGGCAGATGTCGGTACGGCCGGCGTGCCGATTGCGACCTGCAGTGCCGCCAGCACGACGGAATTCTTCATTGATTTGGACCCGGCCATATCAACTCCTCTAGATTGGTAGGTGACGCGGCGACCGCGATGTCAGGCGATCAGGCTGTCGGTGTTCGTTTGATACAGAATCGTGTAGTGCAACGTCACGACCCCGACGCCGCCCTCAATCTCCGCAGTCTCCGGTTCGTCGGTCGTTTCCTCATTGACGCCGACCACACCGTCAGCGCCGAAATGCATAAGGATCGGATGAGCAAACTCGAACAGTTCGTCGGCGGCCCGGTCCGGAGCTGGGTCGCGAACGACCGCTGTCAGCATCAGGGCACACGATCGGGTCGTCCGACCGATATTCGAGTCGGCAACCACATCGCGCCCACGATGCACAACAAGCGCCGGAGACTCTCCGCTGTCGATTGCCTCCGCTATCGACCGTTTGAGTGTCGTGCCGAGC